TCTAGGGGAGCAAGGCCAGTGTCTCCGATCAAGGTCTTGCCTCGATCATCTAAACCTCTTAATGAGATCAACCGAGTCTCGTCAGGGGGAGTCATGCTTAGCCCAGCAGGAGGTGTAGCACTTAACCCCGGCGGAGTAGCACTTAACCCTGCGGGTGGAGTAAGTGAAAGCCCACGCGGTGTTTCAGCCATATCTTAAACCTTTATTCCGTTGCTGGTGGAGCATACGGATTGCCGTCTGCATCCACGAAGTTAGTTCCGTCAGTAGAGTAGAATGGTTTCCCTGATGGATCGTACATAGTCACACGTTTCTCGTCGCCACCAGCACCAGCACCGCCACCAGCCGTTCTGCCGTACAATGGGTTAAGGACCGAGGCAGCTTGCTGCGCAGCTTCTTGGATCGTGGTCCCAGGATTGCTGGACATGATGTTTTTTATCATATCAGGAATAGCTTCTGCATATTTAGGCAGCGGCTCATAACCGCTGCCGCCTGTTTTAGCCGCAGCACGAGCCATTGCTGTACTCTTATAGTTCTGAAGACCCATGAGCACCGCTTGTTGGAAGTCGGTGCTTTGACCAGCCATCAAGACTTCCATGATCTTGTCGTCAAGAGCCCCGATATCATTCGTGTCAAATCCAAGCGTCTCTGCAAAATCCATCCTACCTTCGGCAGTGTCTGGCACTCCCGCAAGTTCAAGTGTTTTGGCGGCAATCTTGGCTGGGGTTGCTTCGCGCCCGGTCATCACGTCTTTTAGACCATTCTCAAGCTCACGGTCACGTTTGACTACGCCTGCTGGCCCGCCGAAAAGCTTGAGAGCATCGTTCACACCCTCTTCCGTCAGGCCTTTAATCGCTTCCATAAACTCTGGGGAATCTAAACCGAGGTCCACGGACCCCGCAGGTTTGTCGGAAAGCCGAACCGCGGATGCGGGGACATCCCCTTGGAACTGCGGCCTGAACGGTTCACCACCCCCTGCCAGCTGGACAACAGGTTGACCCGTGGTCGGCGCTGCGGCCATTGGATCCATGGACCGAGGAGCAACAGTCGTGGGCATAGGTATGTTTGGCAGGCTGTCTATCGCAGGAGCAGCAGGCATCCCTGGAGGAGCCATAGGTGCACCGACCATGCGGGCAGGAGATTGAGGCATTACTGGTGGGCGAGCGGGCATTACTGGTGGGCGAGCGGGCATTGCTGCCTGCATCAACTGTGGAGAAGACGCCATAATGCCGCCAGGACGTTGGATCCCGGCCATCGTGTCCAGTTTGTTTCGAGCCTCACGCTGCGATGCACCAATTAACGCGGGGTTGTTTATGCCACCTTGATTCATGCTATGCTCCGCTCGTGTTTTTAATAGAGGTCAACCCGCCGCTGCCCGAGCCGTACACGTTACTGTTCGTGTATAGGTTGGACGCAGAAGTAGGTTGCGGGGTTCCTGTGGCGACCAAGCTTGTTCCTGATGCGGGCACGCCGGACAAGATGTCCCGCATGTAGGAGAACCTTGCAAACGGTTCATATTCTGCTTCCAACTGGTTCTGACGTTGAACGTCAGATTCAGCTTGCAGTTGCCGTTGCTCAAGCGCCCCTGTGTTGAACAGGGTGTTTACGTCGGTGAAACCTAAGTTTTGAACCGATTCCCCCATTGCGCCCAAGCCTGTTCCCAGTGATTGGAACGTAGTAGCCGCAGTTAACCCTCGGTTCTGCTGGTTCTCAAACGCAGATTGCGCTTGAGTTTGCGCCCCAGTGTACGCAGCCGAACGCAGTGATGAGTTTAGCTTGGCTTCCTCTGCGGCGGACTTGCCAACCGCGGCACCAAGCTGTAAGTCGCTGCGGGTGCCGAAAGCGCCTATGCCCGCGGCCTCTGAATTTATACGGTTGCGTTCAGCAGCCAGTGCGTTCTCAAAATCTACCGAAGAAGCGTCAACTACATCCTCGACAAACGGGTCGTAGAAATCTTTGTACCCACCAGAGCGAACAGGGTCTCCGTTCTCGTCCAGTCTTGGGACTTGTGATGTGGTGCCATCGGCGTTGGTTACGGTGTCGTATTGGATCTGTCCTTGCGGATCGTATATCCCCGTGGAAGCAGCAGTCATCTCAAGAGCGGAATCGTAAGCTGCATTTGCTTGTTCAAAGTACGGCTTCCATGTGTCCATCATGGACCCAGGACCACCGTTCTCTATGCTAAACTCACCGCTACCCGTCATTCGATTGAGGGCTTCCATCTGAGCCGAGGTAAATCCTATAACCTCGGCCTGATCAACGCCGCCCTCTAGCCCATACAAAGGTGCGCCATACTGGTCGAGCGCAGCTTTTGAAACATCGTCGGTGTAACCGCCCTCTAAAGCTTCATACGCCCGCAACGCTGCGCCATCTGCATCACGCAACGCTTCGGCTTCGTCAAGAGTAGTGCCGCCGCCATCCAACTGGTAGACAAGCTTGCCCTCCATCGGGTTTTCGGTGGCGATCCCCGTGATGTTTCCGTCTTCGTCAACATTAAAAACGTTGGCGATTAAGTCTTTAAACGCATCCTCCTGATACTCAGGAAGAAGGGTCATGCTTTTGGTAACTGAATCAACCATTATGCAACTCCCTCAAGCCTGTTCATCATTCGGTACATGTTCGCGGCCCCGACATCTCGATCCCCGGAGCCCGCTCCGCGGACAGCATCCGCAGTCATAACAAACTCCCCGTCCGAGAGCCGTGCTTCCTGAACTGGACCACCATTTTGATAGATTGTAGCAGGAATTGAATCGCTAGTCCCGGTACCCGGTCCATCGATCATGCCGCCTTGTGCCAGCATCCGGCTCGGAGTGTCGGGCAGAACTGTCCCGCCGTAGGTTGACCTCTCCCCAGTGGCGTACTGCGCCTGTTGGGTCGCGGACATTGTTTCATCATCGCGCACGGTGTTCTGTTGCTTAAACAGCTCTAGCATTGCCGCTCTCGGGTCAACGTTGTAGTTCGGATTCATAACTGAAGCCATCGCCCCAGTTACCCCGCCCTGTGTTCCCCCGACAAGAGCCCCGCCCAGAACGTTTTTAACAATCCTGTCTTGGCCTTCTTTGGTGTCCATCGACTTCATAAACGCACCAAGACCCATAGCCTCAGCAGAGTTGCTGTTGCCATCGCTAGAACCCATGCTCATAAATGCAGCCCCCGCGGGGCCTAAAGTTGAGGCGTTGAAAAACCCTCCAAGACCCTGCTGTAGAGAGTCCCCTATGCTGTTCCCCTCGGCCAAGCCAAACAAAGCTTGTGCGGCGGCGTAGCCTCCCGGCCCACCGGAGACCCCCGCCCAAAGAGACACCCCTGTCTTGATCAGATCCCCAGCATCCCCGAACAAATTGCTCTTGGGCTTGCTCATTTCAGACTCAGTCTTGGACATTAGTTTCTCCTGACGCCGCTTCAGGGGCGGTTACTAACACGCTTATACTACGACTTTCGTTTTTCGTCCAGCTCTGTCCGCACTTAGGGCACACACCTTTATGTTGATTGTGCGCTCTGATCGCCATCCGGACTACGTCGCTTGTCTTACAATTGCAGTCATCACTCATGGGGTCACCACCGTAACTTGGCCCAATTGGCCTGTTCCATTTAGTCCCCTAACGTGAGGGGAGCCTGTTAATGATATCTTCAAGAACCCGTTTTGTTGAAACACGGCCCCGTTCTCTAGTCCGTAATCATCAGTGTGAAGGTTGGTAAACACAGTGAAAGTGTTGCGGCCTTCCCCAGGGATACGAGTTTGTTGTGCAAACACAGAGAACGCCCGGACAACATCCGCCAAATATTTCTGGTCATACTCTGACGGAGCATTCGGGAAATATGGTATTGTGTTGCTGCGGGACATTATCTTCTCCCGTCAGGACGTATACTAAGCCTCGGAGATCCGAGTCTCCACGCAACCCCCGTAGTATCGCTCGCGACTGATATTGCGACAGACCTGCCCCGAAGCCTTATGTGTGCGTCCTGAGTAAACTGCTCAACTGGGACAGAAGTTAATTTCTCCACAGGTTTAGAGTTTTCTTGCAAGTACGCGCCCCCAGGGAAGTTTCTAGTTTTAAGCGTAAAATTAACAACAGGGCCAATCGCGGTAGAATTTCGGAAAGTTAAGTCGGGGATGAGCCTGTTCACAAAAACAAATTGGTCTCCTTCCCCAAGATCAAATTGGCTGGACTCTACAAAACAAGATATCGGAGACGGAGGGTTGGTGCTGCCGTCATCAAACCCTGTTTCGTGTGTGTACAAGTAACCATCGTTGCTTGCGGCGATAGGCAGGGAGTTAGCGCCGCGGTCTGTCCAAGCCGTCCGAGCAAGAGTTCCAATGTACCAGACTTGTTGGACGTAGTTGAAGACAACGTATCGATCTAGGTCGTCCGAAGAAGCAGAGGGGTAGAACCACCAAACCTCAGAGAACGCGGTGTTAGAAGCTGCGAACACTTTCTCGGCCTGGGCTTCGTTGAAGTCGGAGAAAACATAGTCCCTCACAGAGCAAGGGAGTTTTTGAACTCCGCCGTTGTAGATGTAGAACTCGTTGTTCCCCATCCAATACACAGCGTCATCAATGGCTATTGCAGAGGCACCACTTCTGATAGTCGTGTTTTCGGAAATCAACGTGATACCAAAAGTTAAAGGGGGGCCTTCGTACTGCATGGCATGAACAGACACGTCAGTAAAAACAAGGATCTGTAGTCGTGTCTCAATAGCTACGATAATCCGAGAACCGGAGCCCAAGCGAAGGTCCCCTGCGGTCCCGTTCGGGTCAGTAACGTCCCAGTTTTGCGGACTTTGCTGGTTTGAGAACCGGATTAGCAGCGGATCTTGGATCCCAACGTTGTTGCTCGGATCCGCGCCAAAAGCGATAACATGCCGATCAGTGTCCGACACCATCACTTGACGCGCAACAGTTGGAGCTCCAACCGCGCCTGCAAGAGAACTCAATTCAACGCCGCGAGTAGTTAACGGAGACGCTGTCGAGGCCGACCAGTAGTACACACCGCCATCCTGCACGTTGTAAATAAGGTCCTGACCTAAATTGTCTTGCGTCCAAAGTCTCAGCAAACTCGCAACACCCAGTGTAGCGGCGCTACTCCATGAACCCCTGCCCCACGTCCCAGCGCCCCAGCCAGTACCGAGGACCGTGGTGTCTAGCCCGGTGTTCACCTGATACTCTCCGACTACAGACGCGCCCCCAGACCCGGTGTCTCCTGCTGCCGCCAACACAAGGACGGGAGTGTATTGCCCATCGATAGTTATATCAGACAAGCTGTCAACTCCCCGAGCACGGATCGTGTAGGAGTCTGAGTTTATGACAGTGTCTATGAGATACTCTTGGTTTAACACCGCTGCTGTGATGTTTGTGCCAAGGGTCACGGCCCCACTGTAAGTAACGTAGTCCCCAGGGGAAGCCCCGTGGGAAACGTCCAAAACGGTTAGCGTGGCAAACCCTGGGGATGCGGTGAACTCAACTTCTCCCGCCGCCGTTCTGACGCGAATAGGAGTTATGTCATAGAAAGCTTGACCAGACTCAATGTAATACTTCGAATTAGTCCCGAGGCCCAAAAAGTTCTCTAGAGACAGACTGCTCCAAGGGTGAAGAGAGCGACCAGAACCTAGAAACGAATTGTTACCGATCCGGCTCCATCCGCCGATCTTCTCTGGCAACCCCGCGCGAAAACGAACTTTGTCGCAGTCAAACCAGCCCCCCTCGTTAGAATACGAGGTGGTTTCCTTGTTTATTCCGGGCCGAAATTGAAGTTTTTGCAAAGGCATGTATCACGCTCCTGAAGACGAAGACCTCGTATTGGTTACTCTAACGTATCACAACCTCTTCGCAGTTTCTAGCGGCTAGGTGCTGTAGGCCACGCCAAGCTGTATGGATATCCGTCTTGAGACTCAACTTCCCTCATGTAACTTCTAAAGGTCGCCAAATCCTCTGGAACAGAAAGGTTTTGTTCTAAATAAGACATAACGTCTTGCTCGGTTTTCGCCAACTCATCCAGAGCACGAGCGGCCACATTTCCTTTGACTTGGTCTTCCCCCAAACCAATGATACGATAAGATTGCTCCCAAACTTCGCCATTATACACTGCGCTAATCAGCACTTTCGACATAAGTATATCATAAGAAGGTCTTGGCGTGTGTGCAACGGAGTAAACTCCGAATGAGTTCAGGGTCTCTTCAGGCGTCGGAACTGGGAAGCTCACGTTTCTGTGACGGCGTCTAAGTTCTTGCGCAGTAAACGGGAACTTTTCTACGGTGTTGTCGCCGCCGACTAAAACGTACATTAGACCTTATACTCCCCTATAAGAAAATTATTCGTAACAATAAACTTGCTGCCGTCAGGATGCCAGTCGAAGTAACCGATGCTTCCGGAGGCTTGAGAGTTAGTAAAGTTGTTTGCCCCGGGAGGTGAGGCACTAACCACAATCTGAAAATTAGTCATTTCTGTGGCTGTCGTAACATCGTAAGGCGTAGATAAGCTAAAAGCGCGTATGTTGCTATCGAAGGTTGATTCGCCTGTGTCATCTACCGACGTTTCTAAGAAATACGCATAGTAGCCGTTGGATTGAAACTGAAAACACGAGTAATAAGGGTATGTATTATTCCCCGGCCAGCTTCCCCAGATAGAGTTGGTCGGCAATATCTCTTGAAACTTCGCTGTGCCTTCGATAGCAGCAACAGCCGTTGTTGGATCATAAGGGGTGGTGAGCGTCATTTTCTGCGTAGCCATGTGCCCGTCTAGAGCCATTTCTCTGGTGTATATCGCAGTTCCGTTGTTCGGGTGCCAACGCACCGCGCTAGGTCGGTTAGCCCCAAAGCTTCTGTCATCCCACCCAAAACCACCTACGAATTGCTCAGTCGCAGTGCTTAATGTTGTGATGTCCCAAGGCGTACTCATAGTCCCCATGTAAAGACCAGACTGAGCTAGGATAACATACGCTCCGTCTGAACTTATATCGAACGTATAGATGCTGCTGGCAAGAAGAGAATTGTTTACCTCCACACCCCCCGCATAAGTCGCAGTGCTCAAATCCCACGCTGATGACAGGTTAAATTGGCTTATAGTAGGATCGTTAAAGGTGCTATTAAAATATGCAATGGGGGGAACTGTCGAATTATTGGACCTACCCAAAATGTATATGGATGTGCCATCGGGTTTCCATCTAAACTCGTTGTTACTATCTCCAAACCATTTAGCAACTCCACCCACATTTTGTGGATCAGAGAAGTACCAACAATATGCACCGCCATCATGCGATATAGTCCGGAAATCTAACGCGGCCCCAAAATCTGTTTTTATAATTAAGTCAAGAGTTGTTCCAACGAAGACTTTTGTTTCATCTGGACTAACGTACAGACCATTAGTGCCAGTGCTAGAAATAGGTAGCGCAGACGTCTTATAAGTGTCTACAGCAGCAGCAGGTTGACTAATCGTGCTAAGATCCCAGTTCGTGCCTAGGTCAAACTTATACCATTGAACTTGCTGCGCGACAAAGAGTTGCGATCCATCCGATTTAAAGTGGATTCCTGCGGCGTAATCATCGTCAATTAAACCCAGCTCCTCAAATGCATCTGGCGCTGTCGTACTCGCAATCGAGGTTGGATCCCAAGCAGTGCTCATGTCCCATTGAACAATAACTTCTTTGTTGCTTGGAAGCCGGACTGCATACATATAAACAGACGTTCCATCCGGCTTAAAGAACATCTTATCCATTGTCACGTTGTTGAAGTTCGCTACTACTATCCCAAAGGTGAAAGATTTATCCGGAGTCGATCCACAAGACCCTAGGTCATACGGGGTTGAAGCCGCATACCGTTCGAGAACCGCCCCGCTAAAGTTGCGAGTCATTCTATAAAACTTGTTTCCACTATCTCCCCAAGCAATGTCCCCGCCCGCGACCGATGGGCTGGCAGCGGTGGTTAGCGTCGCCGTTGGAGTGGCGGAGCTGGTGCTTAGATCCCATGCAGTCGATAGAGGATACTCAGTTACACGCCCGTTGCCACGCTGCAGTCGGTATAACTTGGTCCCCGAGGGATTCATTGTAAGGGAATCAACATCCGGGGACCCGCTATCGTTCCGCCACCAGATATTATCCGGCATGGGTGGGTAGTTAGTTTTTACACCAGCAAGATCATACGGTGTAGGTAGAACAAAAGTCTGGATACATTTCCGAGCTATATCCAGAAAGTACGCTTCAGTGCCGTCGTCGTTGAAGGAAAAACTTCTTAGAAGGGAGTCTAGTAACTGAGTTTGTGAGCCAAAGCTAGGCAAAAACCCTGGCATACTTGTTCTGCTAGCGGATCCTGCTCCATAGTTAAGCCCTAAATCAAAAGCATATGCGTAGTTATCGGTTACGGTGGCGCAAGTGCTGCCTGTCCCGTTGAACTCCAAGCCGTAGTTAGGAGAGGATGCGAGATTTTGATTGCCAGTAACAAACGCAGCTACCCGTCCTATACCAGAAGTATCTGCCGTGGTAATATCTCCGGGTGTTCCTAATGGAACAGTGTAAAGGCCCGGACTCAGATTATAGGAATAGGCACCGTTGGTTGTTTTCATAGAGGCATTTGACACAGCAAAGGTTACTTCATCCATTGTGTTATTAAACATCGCACCTGAAGCAAAGTAAAAAGGAGAAAGTCTTAGATCATCAAGTTCGAAAAAAACCCCAGCGCCAGATGTCGAAGGGTCGAAGGGCGTAGAATACGAAAACACATAGTTCCGTGTAGGCCCACCCATGAATATAGACTTGGTCCCGTCTTCCGAAAAACGAAAAGAAAGGGCTCTAATATTGTTACCACTCGTAAACATCGTACTTCGCGTCGTAGTGTAGCCGCTAGAGCTAATACCATAGTCTGTGCTTAAAGACTCATTGAACAGGTAAAAATACTCACTGCTGGTGTTATAGTGACGCCCGATTACCAAGTTACTTCCATCAGAATTAAATTGAGCACTAAAATTAGTCCATAGATTGCCGTACCATGGGACGCCGTTCTGCGATGCTGTAAGCGACGTAGGGGGATTATACACGTTTGACGGCATTTCAATGTCAAAATTAACAAGGTCCGCAGCACTTGGTGTAGAACTAGATATCGCAGATGTAAGGCCCGTAAAACATGAAACTATCCGTGTAGCGGACGCAGTTGAAGTCACGCAAAAATATGAGCCCATTGTGGCATTTCTAGCAGAGCCGACTACAACATTTGTTCCGTGATTTGGGTTAGATGTTTTAGAACTCCAGTTTATTGTGGTTAAGTCAAACGGAGTGGTTACATCTACAGCAGTAAAAATATTACCACTGTCCTTAATATATAAAACACTGCCGTCAGGGCAAAACCCAGTTTCGCTCACACTGGCAAAACCCTGCCCAGAGATACTCGTGATGTCTGTGCCAGCCGTCACCCCTGATGTGATATCCCACGCCGTGCTTAGACTAAACACTTTGATACTGGTCCCAGCAGATGGAAACATATATATAGTAGTGCCCGCTCCGTTGAATAAAAAATATGAGGAGATATTCTGAAGCTGAGTATCCCCAACAGTTTCCGAAACGAAACTGCTTAGATCCCATCCAGTCGATAGCTCCACCTGAAGCGGAATTGTGGCCCCTGAAGTTTGACCGTAATAAAACCGTGTTCCATCGTTATTTACACGAAGAGGCCCAAATCTAATCCCTGCGTTCGTTGCGACTGCCTGTTGATATGTCCGTGTGGCAGAGCTTACTACATACGGAGTTCCTAGCGCGTAAGATTCGAGGTATGTATTATAATTAGGACTGACGTTTTGCGACGTAAGAACAACCATTTCGGTTCCATCGTCTTTAAATACAACACCTTTTGCCGTAAACTCATTGTAGTTGTACTGACCGTTTGTGCCTGCTCCGCCATTAAAAGTTGCGTCATCAAACGTCCAAGGATCTCCACCCGAGCCGCCTGCGCCCATCTGCACCTTGCGAGAAACGCTCATTAGCTAAACTCCTGCCCACCTATAAATCCGTACCAGTTAGTGCCGCCGTCCGTCGTGTACAGTGTGTATATGTCCACGGCACCTGACGCGGCGCTTAAAGTGGGTGCTGTGCCGCCTGCCCAGTTCACCGAAGCAGGCCATGCAAATGTACGGGCAGTCGAGTCCTGAATAATTTTTAAAGTGAGCGCATATGATGTCCCAGAAGCCGGAGGATTACTTAAAGTAAGGGTCGTAACATTTTCCGTAAGAGTTGACTGGAACACGTTCCCCGTTTCGCAGTCTACTGTTAAAACTCCAGAAGAGGACGCCGCCGTAGCAAACGTTTCATTGTAGCTTTTAGCTACAAGTTCTTGCGAAAGTGTCACATCCCCGTCTGCATTGGCGGTAACAGTTTTGCTATTTTCAGAAACACCAAGCGTTGCAACTACATTGTAGTCCACTTGTGCGATAGAAGCAGAAACACCTAACTGAGACAACGTAACGTCAAACTTTGTGGACAAATCAACCACCGCAGCGGCAGCACCGCCGCCGTCGCAGTACAGCACATTGGAGTCCCCGTTAGGGATTGTCGCGCTGGCCCCACTACCCTGAGAGAAAATAACGTCCTGCCCGGACGTGTTGTACACAAAGTATATCTTTTGAGCGTTGTTGGGAATCACCGTAATCGTGTGTGCTCCAGAAGGAGAGCCGCCTAAAAGCAAAAGCTTGTATTGTCCATTAGACAAAGTACCGTCCGTGGTCGTTAGCGAAGAGGACGTTCCGGACAAACCCAGTGTCAGTACCCCGTTAAGAGCCCGGTCAAGAATATCTGAATTAACGTTTACGGTGTCCCCCCAAGTACCGGATTGTTCTCCGGTGCCGGGCTTCTCAATTCCAGTATTCGAGGTATATGTACTAGCCATTTTTCATCCTTACGCCGCTATCTCTTCCCAAGTCGTGTTGGGGGCAGGTTCAATTTCAGTATAGCTCGTTCCGGGGTTTGGAGCAAGCGGCTGGTATACTGCGCTAGACTGTGCAGAAATTTGTGTCCACGGATCTACGTCTACAGGAACTATCTCTACCCAATCGGCCACATTATCTGGGACGATTGGGCCCCACACAACAGCCGCCGAGAGCAACCCTTCGGCAGAGAGCCCCGTTACTAGCACCGTAGCAGAAATTATATTAGAAACTGTGCCAACTTCTCCGACAGCCGGAACACCTGACGGATTTACAACAACCGCTATTACAACGTCTGCACCATCAACTTCTCCGACAGCCGCAACACCGCCCACGGTAGTTTCCGCACCCGCCGTGACCGTCACGAGTCGAACTTCTCCGAAGATCGTGACGCCCTGCACGGAAACTACGACATTGGTAATAATAGAAACTGGGCCGATTTCGCCGGGAGCCTCTACCCCTTCAGGGGAGACTACCGCGGCTCCTGTGGTCACAACCCCGTTAACTTCTCCCGAAGCTTGAAGGCCCCCCACGTTGACTTCGGCGCTGGCTTTAGCCGAGACCCCCCCGACAGAGCCGACAGAGCCGAGGCCAAGCGGAAACACTATAGCCTCTCCGAAACCCTCTAAAACGCCCTCTTGGCCCGTGCCGCTAACGCCGAAAAGATCAACCACTGCGTCACTGGTTGTTACTACGGGGTTAACTTGACCCGCGGCATTTAAACCAGAAACAAATACAGAGATGCTAACCGCGGAGCTCGCATTGCCAACTTGGCCTAAAGCCTGCGCCCCAGACACAGAAACGTCGGCACCGATGTTCGCCGTAATAGAACCGACGCTGCCGGAAAGTGCGTTAGGTAGACCGTTCGTCTGTCCCCACGCGCCGCTGCCCCAAGCGCCTGTGTTCCACCCAGAAAACGGAACTAAAACGCCTTGACCTTCAACAACTGCGACTGAGGCAACAGCCGCACCCGCGGACACACCTGTGACTGCCACTGTGGCGTTGGGGTCGGCACTCGCCGCCGTCGCAAGAGGCGATGAGGCTAGTGGCGCAAAACCTAACATGTATCTGTGCCCCCTAGATTATAGTTACATTGCCGTTACTTGATAATAGATCGGTGTTTGTGCTAGGAAAAGCTCTTCCAGTGCCAAATATAACTCTAACCACGCCCTGACCGCCGTCTCCACCAAAACCGGAGTAAACGCTTGAGTTCCCGCCGCCGCCGCCGCCGTAAAGTCCGGGCAGTTGGTCGCTGGTTCCTGAACCGCCTGATGCTGCTGTGCCGCCAGAACCGCCTAAAGCCTGCACGTTAGCTGCGCCCTGAACGCCCGCCGCACCAGCACCAAACATACCCACGCCGCCGCCAGAATAGCTCTTATAGTAAGACGTGGTCCAACCGCCGCCGCCGCCGCCATCTCCGCTGTAAGAAGGTTGCCCCCCTTGGCGGTTCCACCCAACACCTCCAGCACTGGTATATCCTGCTGCGCCGCCGCCGCCCGCAGGCCCATAGCCTGAAGAACTGACCCCGCCCTGAGACGAGCCGCCAGTAAAGCCCACAGCGCCAGGATAAAACACAACAGCAGTTCCGCCCGTGACGGTGGTGGCGTACCGTCCGGGGTTCCCGCCTCTTGCGGTCATACCACCAAAAAAAGAATCGCCCCCGATTGTCGAGCCATTGCTGTAGAGACCACTCTGGCCCCCTGCACCTACAGTTATGGAAAACGAATCGCCTGCACCTACTGTAAGTGAAGGTAGATACACAAGGCCGCCGCCTCCGCCTCCGTTCATTTTGAAGGTGTGTGAGCTCTGGTTGTTGCTGTAAGCCATACCACCACCACCAGCGCCGACACACACAACGCTGACGTTGCTTATGCCCGAAGCTGGGACTATGTAGGTGTAGGTGCCCGGGGTAATATACTGAATCTCCCCAGTAACTTCGGGCACAACATTCTTGTTAATGTAATTATCTGCAACATCCCAAAGGCCGCTAGACGGATAATTATTTTCACCTTGCTTTCCTATAAGGCCACCTTGTTTTCGCCAGATACTCATTACGAAATGGCCTCATAGCTAATAAGAAAATCCACAGTGGAGGAAGGATTAGCATTACAATACATATAACTTAGAGCGGGGAGATAAAACGAAGTGTCCTTCGATATAAGTATTAAGGTAGTGTTCTCGGGAACACTTATGGTGTTTGCAACATCAACCAATATTTCCATAAAGGGCTGTACCGATAAGGTAACCACCGCCGACGCTGCGCTATTGTTGCAAACAGAGATAGAGTTTATTTTATAGACCGTGTCAGCGGGCACTTGAAATATCGTCTGGTACGCCGGGGTGCTGGTTGGTGTTTTTGTTACTGACTCACCAAGAATCGAAGTCGCCGCCGCTATGTTTGGGTTTGCCATTTACTGATCTCCATGCAAAAGACTCATTGATATTCCGTTCTTAAACGTCTCGACACCCCCAAGGGACGTTCCAGAGTACAGAACACTCGGGGTGTAAAGCAATGTAAGTGAGTCAATAATGCTAAAAACTCCATCATCGTACAAAATCTCAGAGACTTCGACAGGCGTTTTGCCTTGCTCCAAGAGACGTGAGTTGGCCGCTGATTCAAGAGCAGCGATATCTGAAACACTTATTACCAGCGCAATTTTGTACGCATCCATATCTTAACCTCCAAAGACTATAGAAAGTGCAGTCATGCGAGAAAAGTCTCTGCTCGTGGCAGTTATAAAAACAACTGCGCTACCAGTAAGAGAAACAGCCGAACCCGAATTACTGCTCTCTTCAACAGAGCGCGTCATTGTTGTCCCAGACGAGGTATAAACCCCCGTCCCTATTTCGAAATCATTTTCGTCTTCTATGGCATAACGAACAGTATCCCCATCAGCCACACCGGACGCCGCAAAACTCTGGAAACCGTCTTCGACAGCTCCAAGGGTTATTGTTCCCGTCCCAGTGGTCGTTGTGGCGACCTTAACCCTGTTCGTCAGCAGGGACATTAGGCAATCCGAATAATAGCGTTCGTCGCATCCGCAGCGGGGAATACGATCTGGAAGTCCCCAGAAGTGGCTGTTTTGTCCGAGCCAAAGTCCAACACAATCACAGAGTTTGTAGTACCTGTTCCCGCGCCTTCGGTGGTGTTGTAGATCAAAGCGCCACGAGCAGTTAACGTAACACCAGTGAACGTTAGATCATTAAAATCTAAAAACGCCGTCGTACCAGACGTAGAAGGGGTCACGTTTGTAAGAGTCCCGCCGCCTGCAACGTATGGGGTAGGGGCAGAACCTGTAGCCCCAACTTCGTTGGTTGCAGTGTAGTCGGTTGTCGCCGCGGTAAAAGCGGCGCTGTTATCGTACAGAGCGAGTTTAAACACATCGCCACCTGTTGTGAAATTGTGTCCGCCAACAAGCAACTCTTGCTTGAAAGAAGTACACATAAAGTTACCAGTAAAGGCCATGGTTATAGTCTCCTTATGAGGTTAGCCATTTCGGGGTTCCCCGCGTCGTTCAGCGCATTATACACAGTTGTACGGTCACTGCTAATAGCTTGACGCATATAACGCGCAATTACTTTTTCGATGCTATTACCAAAAGCCGTGGCTTGGTCCTTAATCGCAGGAGGAGCCGTGTCCGAAATAGATATTATCTTTTTTACACACTGTTCCGCCAACTCATCTGGAGTAAACCCCCGATTGTTTGTCGTTGCAACGCCCACTACATTCGAGCTTCTTGAGGGGTTCATTTCTAAATCGAACATTACTGACGTTCCCTTATCACTTTACCAATGCGATACTCATCCGTTGTTTCTTTCGCCTCACCCAACATCTTGATGCCAACAATGGCTTCTTGCAAACGTGAGGTATACATCGCCATGACATCTTGGTCACCTTTCATGTATATGTACGCTTCTATCAAGGACCCATATAGCAACGCCAGTTCGGCGTTGATACTCAGCCAGGTCGTTCCACCCTCGGCACCTTGAGTCAAGCTTGTTGGGCGATAGAAATAATGGAGTTCTGCGGTGTAGTTAGTTCCCACTGACGGCGCATCTGGGGTCGGAGCAAGCAAAAAGTTGTCTACGTCAAACACTGCGTAGTAACGAGGCGCACCTACAGTGGTGTCGTCAGGTGTGTATGACTGCAAAAAACTCGGATCTTTAAACTCGACGAAGAATTTGTCGTTGTCGGAGCCGCGCAAGCTCAAAGAGAAAGGAGCCAAGTAATCCGAGGGCATAGCTAGATAAGGGTTGCCTGACGTAGTGAGCGCGGTAGAGTTTTTGCGAAACAAACTAAGTTGTACGTTCTTCAGAATACGTTCTTCCGCCTGCCGAATAAACAACGGGAGATTTGTGACAAACGATGTCTCGTCATTCTCAGTGTAATCTTGAATAGCCTGCTTTAGCTGCGCGTATGTAAAACTCATGTCGTTACCACCGTTACTGTTCCAACGGAACCTATAGCAACTAGGTTGCTGGGAGGACTGAGCCCAGGGATGTAGGCAAAGCCCACAGGGCTCCACCCCCACTGTATCGCTCTTTGCGCAACAAGACCAGTCTCAGGGCGAGGGTTCATTAATGCTTGTGGATCTGGGAAAGCTTGTGGAGGGTACAACTGAGGCTGTTTCGTCTCGAACTCGTCAGGGCCAACCTTGGCACCCGTCCACTCCACCTTCATCTCACGAAGGCGGTAACGGCGACCAGACCGATCAGATATTCCCCAAGCATTTTTTCCCGCTGCGTAAGGCATTAGACCCTCAAATAAGCTAGACTAGGTTGCAGTCTCAACGGAGTACGGCCCTGATCTTCGTCCGCCGCGCGTTGGAACTCTTCTTCGTATATAGTCTTCAACATTTGAACCCGATCCGGAGCGCGTTTAACTGCCATGTAATAAGCCAAGCCCGACGCCATACAGGGATAAAACCGGAACGGCATGTCCGTCGTGTTGACCAGATCGTCAGCGTCTTCAATTCTACGCACATAATAGTATCGGATCTGATCCGTAGAATTTTCTGGAACAGACCAGAGGTGCAGTTTAGGAGCGATCTGGCGGTCCAGCCAAAACTGGCTCGGCCTGCCTTGAGTAGTCTTGTTCGGCAGCGTGGCGTAATCACCACGGCTAATCCGTTGTATTTCATAATCCGTGTTATCTCTTCGCAACACAACGTCCAAGATGTCCACAACATCTGAATCTAGAGAATATTCTGACACGCCTTGTGTCACTGTGACAAAAGCGTGTTTGACGGTCCACAGGTTAAGACCTCGATTCGCCCACTCAGCAAACATCAAGTTCAGTGATCGACGCGCTGTACGGGCGTCATACCCAGTGCGAACCTCTAGCCCGCACCGCTCGTAAGCTTCCTCGATTATCTCAGCGACATCGAGATTGAAATCTCTTGAACCAGATGTTGTCATCTATTTATCCCATCTTCGTGTCACGGACACCGCGGCCCGCCATTACGCAGCCGCCGTTCTTATACCCTTTTTTAACCATCCCGCCATTCATCATGCCTTTTGATTTTTTAGCAGTCTTAGCCGCATTAACAAAGTCTTGGTCGCTAGGGGCACCCTTTGCACCTTTTTTTCGCATAGGCTTTCCGCTTTCTCTGCGGTTTCTAATGTTCTCGTATAAACTCATATCACTTGCCCTTTCTGGAGGTGTTGAGACTTGAAAACTCATCGTTCCACGATTCATCATTTCTTGCGCTCCTCACCAGAAAATCCTGCCACATAGGCTTTATCATATCGTAATTCTCGTCCACTTTGTAAGAAATTAAACTTACACTAGCGTTCATTTGATAAACCTGCAACGAAGCCCAACCTAACATGCCGAAAGCCAACACAGAAACTACTTGTTGCAGATCAACCTTCATATCGTCACCACGCCTTACATGACCAGTATTTGGCCTTTAGTTTGTCTAACGTACCTTTGTCACACCCATGACGAGCCCTAAACGACTTGCGCCGTTTAGGGTTATCTTTTTTGATTGTCATGTTGGCATCGCCGAACCGGACGATTTTCTCTTTACCTTTATCGCAAGCCTTTACAACGGACTTTTTATCGCCAGAAATCT